ACCTACAATGCGACCCGGCAACAATACACCACAGGGCTAAGACCTACCCAGCAATTCGGGACACCATCGAAGCCGAACGGGGCTTTATTTTGGACTTTGCAGAAAACAGATTAATTCAATCAGTAGACAGGGGAGAGGCGTGGGCTATAAACTTTATCTTACGAACGCAGGGGCGTAAGCGTGGGTATTCCGAACGGCATGAATTTACGGCAGAAGTTAATATCACGCAGAACCTAGAGAAATTAACCGATGACCAACTTACAGCAATTGCGACGGGACGCAGCGCAAACTTTAATTCGCCGCAATAAAGCACGGGCTAGTCTCCTTGATTTTTCTTCCTACACGATGGAGTCTTACCAGCCTTATTGGTATCACAAGCTAATAAGCGACATGGTACAAAAGATGATATTTGGGACGCTACGAAGGTTAATCATTTCTTTACCCCCAAGGCATGGCAAGTCAGAACTAATTAGCAGAAGGTTGCCAGCTTACTTATTAGGGCACGACCCAGACGCATCTATTATAACCGCTTCCTATTCCGGCGATCTAGCAGGAAGAATGAACCGGGATGTCCAACGCATCATTATGGATGAGAAGTACCAAGTTATTTTTCCAAACACAAAACTTAACGATTCTAATGTAAGAACGATATCAGGCGGCTATTTAAGAAATTCGGATTTGTTTGAGGTTGTAAATCATAAAGGCGTTTACCGTTCAGCGGGTATTGGGGGCGGTATTACTGGCATGGGGGGCAAGTGGCTTATTGTAGATGACCCGGTGAAAAACAGGGAAGAAGCCGACAGCGCAACCTACAGGAATGCAACATGGAATTGGTACACATCTACATTTTCTACACGGCAGGAAGCCGACGCTAGAATCCTTATCATTATGACCAGATGGCATTCCGATGACCTTGTAGGCCGTTTATTAAAGTTGTCCGAGACTGAGGAAGGGGCCGACCAGTGGGAAGTTATTAATTTGCCAGCCATTGCCACCGCTACCCCAGCGTGTATTTATGACAACCGCAAGGAAGGGGAAGCCCTTTGGCCAGAAAAATACGATATAGCAAAGTTAAACCAAATGCGGGCGACTATCGGGGACTACCAATTTTCAGCGTTGTACCAGCAAACCCCAAGAAGCGGCGGCGGAACAGAATGGCCGGATACTTATTTTCCAGAATCAATTTGGTTTGACTATTGGCCAAACACTATTGTTTTAAAGACTATAGCCGTAGACCCATCAAAAGGCGCAGGAGGAAAGCACGGGGACTATTCCGCAATTGTTATGCTAGGCAGGGACACCGACGGGACTTTGTATTGTGAAGCTAATTTGGCAAGAAGAAATTCCGAAGACATCATAGACACCACCCTAGAAATGCAGCGTGATTTTAACGCCGATGCAGTAGCAATAGAAACAAATCAGTTTCAGGAGTTACTTGCCACACAGCTAAATTCTAAGGCCGCACTAGCAGGGTATGCAGTGCCAATTGTTAAAGTGGTTAATCTGGTTAATAAGGCCACACGCATCAGAAGACTAGGCCCGTTCCTTGCTAACGGAAAAATTCGCTTTAAAACAAAATGCGCATCGACTAGACTGTTGATTGAACAATTAAAGGATTTTCCAACCGCCGCACACGACGACGGGCCGGACGCTTTGGAAATGGCTTTGCGTTCAATGATAGAACTACATAATGGCCGACATGATGCCAACAGGTACACAAGGGGCGTAACAACATGAGCAATAGAAATTGGTTTGGTTGGACAAGACCCGCAACCGTGGAAACAATTCAAAAGGAACAAAAGTTACTTGAAGCTGAAATCAAACTTGAAGCTACCAAGAAGCGGCGCAAGTTGTCCGAGAACTACGGGCCAGAATTTTGGACTGGAAATTACAGCGATATTCTTAACAGGTTCCAAGACCAAGGTATTAACAGCTATCCTATTTCGCAACGCACAGACAGGCAATACGGAGGCAATTTCCCGTTTTGGACATCAGAGGCCCAGTTGTCAACAATCAGGGCGGCGGCAAGGTATATAGCGACCACAAGCCCAAATGCCCAAGGGTTGCTAAACGGTTTGACCAGTTATGTTATTGGTTGCGGATTTTCTTATCGGGTTGCCCCTGTTTTACAAATGGGCGCAGATGAGCAGCTAGTGTTACAGGCGCAAGCTATCATTGACGAATTTATTGCAATTAATGCTTGGGGCGAATTAGAGCAAGAATTGTTTTACCGCAGCCGGGAAGACGGGGAAGCGTTTCTAAGATTGTTTCCGCAAATGGACGGAACTTTGGTTGTAAGGACAGTTGAGCCAGAACAAATTTATCAACCGGGCGGTACAACTTTGGACGAATGGAGTTATGGAATACAGAACGAATTGGACGATGTGAATACCGTTTTGGCCTATCATGTTGATTACAGGGCATCAAAAGGAGAAGACAATTCGACGACGGCCCAAGGGGAATCAGTACCAGCAAAAGACATCGTACACATAAAAGTAAATGTAAAGCGCAGCATCAAAAGGGGGCTATCTGATTTTTCATTCGACACCCTTGACGCATTTACACAAGCAGGAAAGCTAAGAAAAAATATTGGGGAAGGTGCAGCAGTTCAAGCAGCAATTGCCGCAGTCAGGCAGCACGACGCAGCGGGTATTGACCAAGTTACCGATTTTATCGCAACAAATACAGACTATGTAAACAATACGGCGTTTGGAAAAAGTCAGAATTTTGAGAAGTTAGAACCGGGTTCATTCCTTGATATTCCAAAAGGAATGATTTATGTCCCGCCCCCAGCAGCAGCCAACGCAGCCGCACACCTTGAGATATTTGCCGGGTTGTTGAGAACAGCGGGCAACAGGCACAACGCACCGGAATGGCTAGTAAGCAGTGATTCATCTAACGGCAATTATGCAAGCAGCCTAACAGCGGAAGCCCCGTTCACAAGAAACTGCATTAGGTTGCAGGAGTTTTATAAAAGCCATTTTAAAAAGGTAATACTTGCGTGTCTTCAGGCAGCAATGGAAGCAGGGAAATTGCCAAGTGACTTGTTTAAAATTATTGAAGTTCAGGTTAAGGCCCCAAGCGTTGAGACAAGAAACAAAACAGAGGAAGCCAGCGCAAACCAAATTTATTCAACTTTGGGTATCAAGAGCAAGCAAACTATAGCGCAAGAATTGGGCCTTGATTGGACATCTGAGGAAGCTAACATAGTAGACACACCGGGGGCAGGGTCAGTATTGCAAGCCCCAGACGGCCAAGAATAAATGGGAGCCCCGTGAAAAACCATATTATTAATTCGACTTTGGCTGCAAAGTTTAGTCTTCATTCAGACAGGCAATTGGATAAAGCGGCAAGGATATCAGAACTAATTACATTTCGGTTGCAAAAGCTTTACGGTCAAATTAAGTGGGAGCTACACAACAAAAAAACTAATGCGATGGAAAAGCGCAGCAAAATAAGAGCCTTATTAATCAAGGTTGCAGAAGTGGCCTTTATTACAATGGCCGACGGGTTGGAGGACATGGCGCACACATCCCACGCCGAGGCATCCACTATTTTAACCAAGTCAGTTCCAGCAGGGCATTTGTCCTTGATTACTGAAAAGCCAATAACGGAGGCCCTTACAAAAGAACAAGAAGACCAAATCAAAGACGCAGTTTTTGAACCGATGACGAGCGAAAAGGTTAATCAGATAGTTAAGGGTACAACCGCCGGGGCCAGTTGGGCCGCCCGTTTAGCACAACAAACCAGCCTAGCACCACCCGATCATTTGGCCGCATTAGTTACTACCGGATATTTACAGGGCGAAACCCCAGCATCTTTGGCAGCAAAAATAAAGCCATTCGTGCAGGGGGTTGCATCCACAGCAAACCGAGTAGCCAGAAATGAGTCAATGCGTATTGCTCATGAAAGCAGAATGGAAGCGTACGACGACCTTGGGGATATGGTAATTGGCTTCCAAATTCACGCAACAATGGACAGCCGGGTAAGACCGCACCATGCAGCCCGATCAGGAACAATTTACTACAAAAAGCCAAAAGCCGGGCAGCTAGGCATGGACAAAATGCCAAGGCCGCCGCTTGAAGAAGACGGAACCGTAGCCCACAATTGTCGTTGTTGGATTACCCCAGTCCTTGAAATTCAGTCACAGATCGAGGACGACCCAGCCGCAAAGAAAATGTTTAGCGATAACAAAGACAACCTAATACCAAATCCAGCCGTGTACACACAGTGGTTTAAGACGGCAGATATTGCAGACCAGCGCAAGGTTGTAGGTGCAGGACGAATTGCAGCAGTTAAGGCCCGAATTGGAAGCGCACCTATTAATTGGGGTCATTTTGTAAACCCTACTACGGGGAAGTTGTTAGACATTGATCAGATAAAAAACGAGACAGAAGACGAACGGAAAAAGCGTTTAGCTAAATTTGCAGGATTAATGGCGGAGCGCAAGCGGCTTACAAACCAAGTTTACAATTACGGATATTTGCCACCCAAGCCACCAAAACCCCCAGCACAACCAACCCCCATTCCGAGTGCCCCCGATCCGCAACAGCAACAAATCTTGCCTACACAGGCTACAGTCTTTCAAAACAAGCAGTATTCAGATATTCAGAATTACCCAAAAGTTGGCGGGCAAAAAGGAAGCAACCCCGGAGGAACCTACACGGCGGCAGATGGCTCATTAGTGTACATAAAACAACCTAAATCAGAAAGCCATGCAGAGAACGAGATACTTGCAAGCAAGCTTTATTCGGCTTGCGGTATTAATGCCGTGGAAGTCCACAAGGGAGAAAAAGACGGACGACTAATGACCGTTAGTCCTATTGTTACATCGACGGGAACGCTAGCGCAAAAATCAGATGACATAGCGATAAAGAAACAGTTGCAATCAGGATTTGCAGTTGATTGTTGGTTAGCTAATTGGGATGTAGTTGGAGC